TAAGTTTGGATTTAAGACAGGAGGCAATATGGATGCTATATTAATGTCACTGCCGCCTTTAGTAAAATGGAATTAAGATGAGACGTATATTAAAAACCTGTAGTTGGCAAGTATTAGGAGTAGTTTGGTTCATGAGTTATGCTCTAGTTTCAGGAGGCGACCTTTGGTATACATTTGGTCTAGCTCTAACAAGTATTCCTGCAGGAGCAATAATGTTTTACTGCCATGAATGGGTATGGGATAAAATTAAATGAAACTAGGAGTTCGTGGTAGCAAGTTAGCCTTGGCATATGCTCAAAAGGCAATCGATGCATTAGGCATGGGTGAGATAGAAATTATAAAAACTGATGGAGACTTACATCCTGACACTCCTATACATGAGATCGGAGGCAAAGGTGTGTTCTGCAATGCTATTGAATATGCCTTAGCAGAAGGTATTGTAGATGTAGCAGTACATAGTTTAAAAGACATGCCTGGCGACATTGAACATCCAGACTTACATATATGTGCAGTGTTAGAACGTGCAAGACCGTATGATGTTTTAATAGGTAAAGTGTCTGATAACTTTGTTATTGGTACAAGTAGTCCTAGACGTAAAGCACAATTAGAACAACTATATGAAAATCATCATGTACAAATAAAACCTATAAGAGGAAATATAGATACTAGACTTGCAAAATTAGATGCAGGTGAATATGATGCTATTGTACTTGCAGAAGCAGGATTAGATGCATTAGGCATCAAAAGAGAATACACAAGATTACCTATTGTGCCAGCAGTTGGACAAGGTATAATTGCATTACAAACTCGCAAAGGCGATACAAAAACAAATAATATTGTAAGTAAAGTAAATCACCAATTGACATATGCTCAAGCAAAATTAGAAAGAGCATTGTTGAAAGGAATAGCAGGAGATTGTCATACAAGAGTCGCAGGTCATGCGACAGGTAGCAATCCTATTAAACTAGAAGCAGTATATTATGAAGAAGAATATGTATAGAACTTTTTTAATTACATTAGTATTAGTATTAGCATTCTGTCATCCTGTTAATGCAGGACACGGAAATTACACAGTAGGATCTATGGTGCAATGGATAGTTGATAATAGTAGATTTGAATATCACGGAGATGCTTATCCGCAAGTGATACGTCAAGACCCACAAACAGTATGTGAAACAATATATCCTGATGCAGAACCACACGATGATTGTAACATAGCAGGTTATTATGATCATGATCAAAATCTAATTGTAGTAACTAATAAGGTAACAGAATATATGGTTGAAGATCATTTCTATGAAGTAGTTTTGCTACATGAATTAGTACACTTTGTACAATATTACGATGGAGAGTATGAACGTGCAGAGTGTAAACAAGCACTAGAAATAGATGCTTTTGAATTACAGGATCAATGGATAGACGAACAAGGAATAGATCCAGAACAGAAAAATGATCCATTGTTTGTTGTGTTTGTTACCATGTGTGACAGACATTACGGACCGATTGGTAACACACATTAGGAGACAGAATGAGTTTGATTACAGAGAAATATGACTATCAAGAAATTAAGCGTCAGTCAGTAGATGGCAAGCGTTTGTATGCTTGTCCTGACGGTAATGCTGTCGCTAGTGTAACTACAATCCTTGATAAAACGAAAGATAAGACCCATTTAATTGCTTGGCGTAAGCGAGTAGGTGAACAAAAAGCACAAGAAATTGTTACTGAAGCATCAAGTGTTGGTACAAGAATGCACAAGTATCTTGAAGATTACATAGCAGAATATCCTAATTGGCCTACACCAGGTTCAAACCCTTATGCTCAACAGGCACACAAAATGGCTAGTCAAATTAGAGAAAATGTACTAGAAAGTCATGTAACAGAAGTATGGGGTTGTGAAGTTAATTTATATCATCCTAAGATATATGCAGGCACTACTGACCTTGTAGGTACATACGATAACAATCCTGCAATTATGGATTTCAAACAAACAAATAAACCTAAAAAGAAAGAGTGGGTTGAAGATTATTATCTACAACTAACAGCCTATGCCTTAGCACACAATGAAGTATTTGGCACTAATATACGTGAAGGACATGTGTTTATGTGTTCAAGAGACTTACAATACCAACAGTTTGACTTATGGCCAGATGAATTTGATGCTTGGGAACAAAAATGGTGGGATAGAGTGTATCAGTATTACGACAAACATGCATAAATACACTATATGAGGAGCAAATAATGGCAGTCGTACAAATTTCAAGAATCCAAGTTAGACGTGGTAAAGGAACGAATGGTATTCCACAATTAGCTGGAGGTGAATTTGGCTGGGCAGTAGACAATCGTGCATTATATATAGGAAATGGTAGTGTAGCAGAAGGTTCACCAGCTGTAGGAAACACTAAAATAATAACTGAGCATGATGATTTATTTTCACTTGCGAATTCTTATACATATCTAAACGGAATCACAGTGCAAACAGGCCCTAGTGCAACTGCTCCTGTTACAAGAACATTACAAGAAAGACTAGACGAGATTGTAAATATTAAATCTTTCGGTGCTACAGGTGACGGAGCAACAGACGAAACTGTAGCAATACAAAGAGCTATTGACCAACTTTATATTAACAATTCAACAAAAGGCACAGAGCAAAGTCGTGTAAGACTTTACATTCCTGCAGGATTATATAAAGTATCAGGCACAATATACATACCACCTTACACAACAATCTATGGAGACGGAATAGATAAAACTAAATTTAACATGACAGGTAATGCGGCTGTATTCCAAACTGTAAATGGAAGTAGTGTAGCAGGTAACTATGCAGATGATAGTACAAGCACAACACTTAATCAAGCAAGTAACATACATTTAGAAGGATTTACTGTTTCTACAACATCAGCAACAAGTCCTGCAATAAAATTACAAAGTGTAAAGAGCAGTCATTTTAAAGAAATTAAAATTACAGGACCATGGACAACTGGAACAGCAGTTACTACAAGTAACGCAGGTATGGAATTAGGAAGTTTGAGTTCAGTTGTAGGCACTCAAAAGAATAAGTTCGATCATATAATGTTTAACGGACTTAGTGTTGGTATTGCAAGTGATGACGACATTTATAACAATCATTGGCATTGCAGTCATTTTACTAATTTAGGACATGGAGTAGTTTTTGGAGAAGGCACATCATTAGGTGCTCAAGGACAAATTACTGCACCATGCAAAAATACAATTAGTCATTGTTCATTTATGGATATTGACAAAGAAGCTATTTTGATTACCAACGGAACTAACAACACAAGTACACACAATAACTTTGAAGGTGTAGGTAATGTTGGAGGTAACGAAGGTAACGCTCAATATAGTGTGATTGATTTTAATAGGCCAGGTAATAATAGTGTTGAAGACTATTTTGCTAGAACAGCCGACTTAGGATACAATCAAACATATATTTCAACGTACAAATATGTATCTGAAATAAAAGGCAAAGTAAACGCTACACTTGGCGGCCTTAATAGTCTAGAAGTACAGCAGGCATCCTCGCCTACTTACTTGTTTAGACTTCCAGGTGACTACAGTCGAACTTATCATATTGAGTACTACTATGAAAGCACCCTTGTAAACGCACAAAGAAGCGGAACAATGGAGTTTATGTTAGATGTTGGTACTAATACGCTTAGTTTTGTAGACGACCATACATATCAGGGTGATAGCAACTATGAAACCGCATTGACCTTTACTGCCGCTACAATTAACGCAGATGGACAATCAGGGGTTGACACGATAGTGGTTTCTATGTTAAACTCTGTAGCAAATGACCAAGGTGAGTTTAACTACAAAATTAAAGTTCGAAGTTAATGTATGAATTAAAATTTGAAGACAAAGTAAAAGTCTGGAAAGATTTAAGGGATCAACTTGAATCTACACCTAGACCGTTTGACTTACTAATTAAGTTTATCAATGGTCTTCCACGAAGTTCACGTAAAGAGAATCCATGGGATCCTAATAGCGTGGCAGAACCGTGGCACTTGATAGAGAACAGTTCATTTACTGAGTATGAAATTGCACTATTATACGCCTATACTTTACAGTTAACAGATCGTTTTAGTGATGCAACAGTCGAGATACATATCAGTAAGGACATAAAAGAAGACGTAAACATGTACCTAGTGTATTTGGACGGAAGTATTGTTTTAGGATACAACAACGAAGTATTCACAAGCAACTCATTACCGCAAAGCATTGTATCACAAAAGGTGATCCAACTGCCTCCACTACGCTAAATATTTTTTAATCAAAGGAAGTGAAGTAAGATGAAGCAAAACCTAAATATTCTAAAAAGAGATGGAGCACTGGTTCCATTAGATATACAAAAAATCCACAAAGTAGTAAATTTTGCATGTGAAGGACTCGCAGGAGTAAGCAGTAGTTTAATTCAAATGAATGCAGGCATACAATTTGCAGAAGGCATGACGTCAAGAGAAATCCAAGATTTGTTAGTAAGATCAGCAAACGATCTTATTACACTAGAACAACCTAACTATCAATATGCGGCGGCAAGATTATTACTATACGGTGTGTATAAAGATGTTTATGGTGGCTTCGAAAAAATTAATTTAAAAGAAATGATTAAGAAAAATATTGATCGCGGTGTATATGATAGTGCAATACTAGATAGTTACACTGACGATGAGTTTGCAAAATTAGATTCATACATCCATCACAAACGTGATGAGAACTTTACCTACGCAGGTCTGCGTCAGGTTGTGGACAAGTATCTTGTCCAAGATAGATCAAGCGGAGAGTTATTTGAAACTCCACAACATATGTATATGATGATTGCGGCAACACTCTTTGCCAACTATCCAAAAGAAGATAGGTTACATTATGTAAGGAGATACTATGACTCGACTTCACTATTTAAAATCAATATCCCAACGCCAGTCATGGCCGGAGTGCGTACTCCAGTTAGGCAGTTTGCCTCTTGTGTTCTCGTTGACAGTGACGACACACTTGATTCGATCTTTGCGTCGGACATGTCCATCGGTAGATACACAGCTCAAAGAGCTGGTATCGGCATTAACGCAGGACGTATCAGAGGAGTCAACTCAAAAATCAGAGGAGGAGAAGTTGCACACACAGGTGTAGTTCCGTTCCTTAAAAAGTTCGAAGCAACTGTTAGATGTTGTACACAGAATGGTGTACGTGGCGGAAGTGCTACAACACATTTTCCTTTTTGGCATCAAGAGATTGAAGACATCCTTGTACTAAAGAATAACAAAGGCACAGAAGACAATCGTGTACGTAAGTTAGATTATTCTATACAACTTAATAAAACTATGTATGAAAGATTGTTAACCAGCGGCAACATAAGCCTTTTCTCGCCGCACGATGTACCAGGCTTGTACGAAGCATACTTTGGTGACCCAGATGCATTCCAAGAGATGTATGAAATGTATGAACGTAAAACAAGCATTAAGAAAAAAGTTATACCTGCAATGGAACTGTTTTCAGCACTAATTAAAGAACGTGCAGAAACAGGACGTATCTATATTATGAATGTAGATCATTGTAATACACACAGTTCATTCAAAGATAAAGTTTATATGAGTAACTTGTGTCAAGAGATTACATTGCCAACAAAGCCACTACAACACATTGATGATGAAGAAGGCGAAATTGCATTGTGTATTCTAAGTGCTATTAATGTTGGTGTACTCAAAGATCTAGATGACTTAGAAGAACTATGTGATCTTGCAGTTAGAGCATTAGAAGAAATTATTGACTATCAGAAGTATCCAATCAAGGCGGCAGAGATTAGTACAAAAGCAAGACGCTCGCTTGGTGTTGGTTACATAGGACTAGCACACTATCTTGCAAAGCATCAGTTGGCATACAGTCACAAAAGAGCTTGGAAGAAAGTACACGAACTTACAGAAGCATTCCAATACTATTTGCTTAAAGCAAGTAATGAACTTGCCAAAGAGCGTGGTGCTTGTGAATATTTCCCACAAACTAAATATAGTGACGGCATACTTCCTATTGATACATACAAGAAAGAAGTTGATGAACTAGGAGAATTTAAGTTAAAGTATGATTGGGATACTCTTCGCACAGACATACAACAGCACGGTTTACGGCACAGCACATTGTCCGCACAGATGCCTTCAGAGAGCAGTTCCGTTGTGTCGAACGCAACAAATGGAATCGAACCACCTAGAGGCTACTTGTCCGTTAAGAAAAGTAAAAAAGGGCCTCTTAAGCAAGTTGTTCCGCAGTATACTACACTAAAGCAACATTACACACTACTATGGGATATGCCAAGTAACGAAGGTTATATTAATATTGTAGCAGTGATGCAAAAGTTCTTTGATCAAGCCATAAGTGGTAACTGGTCATATAATCCTACGCACTTTGAAAATAATGAAGTGCCTATGAGTGTTATGATAAAAGATTTACTCAATACGTATAAGTATGGATGGAAAACTTCTTATTATCAAAACACATATGACTACAAAACAGATGGTGATATGGTAGAAGAAGTAAAACAACAACCACTTGCTAGAGAAGAATTTGCAGGTACAGATGAGGAGTATGAAGAACATTGTGAAGCATGTGCAATTTAGAGGTTGACATTGCATATATACAATGCTATAATACAAAGATAGGATTAGAGATAGAGGAAACAAATGGCTAAGACAGTATTTAATCAAGACAAAGTAGACTTTACAAAGAGCACAATGTTCTTTGGACCAGATCAAAACACACAGAGATATGATGTGTTTAAATTCCCTGAATTTGATAAACTTAACCAAACAATGCTTGGTTATTTTTGGAGGCCTGAAGAAGTTAGTTTGCAAAAAGACAGAGCAGACTTTGCTGAGTTCAGACCAGAACAGAAACATATTTTTACAAGTAATCTAAAATATCAAACATTACTTGATAGTGTGCAAGGGCGTGGTCCTAGTTTGGCTTTCTTGCCACACGTATCACTTCCTGAACTAGAAGGTTGTATTGTTACTTGGGATTTCTTTGAAACTATTCATTCACGTTCTTATACACACATTATGAAAAACGTGTATGCAGATCCAAGTGAAGTGTTTGATACAATCTTAGATGACAAAGAAATACTTAAACGTGCAACCGCAGTAACAAAGAACTACGATGCATTTACAGAAGCGGCTGATGCTTTTATTCATCGCAAAGAAGGTAACATGCGTGATGTTAAGAAGAAACTTTTCTTAGCAATGCACAATGTAAACATCCTTGAAGGATTGCGTTTCTATGTTTCATTTGCTTGTACATTTGCATTTGCTGAAAGTAAAGTAATGGAAGGAAGTGCAAAAATTATTTCATTGATTGCAAGAGACGAAGCAACACACTTAAACCTATCAACTTCTATTCTTAAGAATTGGATTAAAGGACTAGATGATAAAGAGTTCCAATCTATTGCTAAAGAGTGTGAAGAAGAAGTATTAGATATGTGGCGTACTTGTGTCGATGAAGAAAAGGCATGGGCTGACTATTTGTTTAAGGACGGAGCAATTATCGGACTTAACGAAGAGTTACTATATCATTATGTAGAGTATATTGCTAACCGTAGGCTAAAAGCACTTGGTTACAAACCTATCTATGATCGTCCACTTAATACTAACCCACTACCTTGGACACAACATTGGTTGAGTTCGTCAGGATTACAAGTGGCTCCACAAGAGACTGAAGTAGAGTCATACATTATTGGCGGTATCAAACAAGATGTAGATAAGGATTCACTTAAAGGATTTAAACTATAATGCAAGAAGTAGTAATTTATAGCAAGCCACATTGTCCTTCATGCGTAAAGGCAAAGGCTGTATTTGACGGCATGAATGTCAAATACAAAACATTAACACTAGGCACTGATATTCAACCTAGTGAACTAATGGCACTCTTTGAAGAAAAAGGATTGCCAGCACCAAGAACTGCTCCACAAGTTTTTATAGGTGATCAACATATAGGAGGTTATGAACAATTACTTTCTTATATTGATGCAACCGGATGGAACGGAACAGGATCAAGTTTAGGATAAAATATGTTATTAGAAGCAACTTATAAAGACGGCGATACTATTAGCTTCAAAACTGTAGCAGGTGAAGAAGTTGTGGCTCGCTTAATTAAGAAAGAAAAAGATTCAATGAGAGTAAAGAAGCCGATGGCTCTTACTATGACTAAAGAAGGTGGAATTGGCTTGGTGCCATTTACCTTTACTGTTGGCCGCGATAGCGAAATAGATGTTAACTTAGGATCTATAGTGTTTATTGCTAAAACTGAGAAAGCAATGGCAGACCAATACATTGAATCAACAACCGGCATAAAGATGAACTAAGGAGGTTATAAAGATGTCAGAACAATCAATTCACGAACAAATAGTAAGCATGTATGAAACATACATTGCAGAGAATGAAAAATTTGAAGGCGGCACAAAAGCGTCAGCGGCAAGAGCTCGTAAAGCATTAGGCGAAATGGGTAAACTTGCAAAGGCAAAACGTGCTGAGATTCAAGAAAAAAAGAACAATATGTAATAAATATTACAGGGCGTGGTTTGTCTACGCCCTGTATACACAAAGAAGGGCAGTAAATGATTAATCAGGGCAAATTAAAATGGTACAATCACGTTAAGGGATATGGATTCATATCACGTGACGAAGGTCAAGCAGACCTGTTTGTACATATATCAGAGTTCAGAAAATCAGGTATAAAGAAAGTTGTTGAAGGTATGGTTGTTGAATACACTATAGACGATCATAACGGAAAACCTGTAGCAGTTGATGTTAAAGTAATCCATACACCAGAACAGTAGAAAGGAATAGTCCATTGGGCATGATTGAAAGTTTATTTGTGCTTTGGGGACTGTTTATTAAACACGCGATTGCAGATTTAGCAATACAATCTTTCAGAACACCAGGAGATAAAAGTAACCTTAGAAATCCTAAAGGTTGGATCCATGCGTTTGATCATTCTGCACTTACTTTTATTGTAATAATCCTAGCAACATTTAATTTTAAAAATGCAATACTTATTGCACTATTAGATTACGTTTTACATTTCTTAATTGATTATGTCAAAACTGTTATAATCAAAAAGTTTAAATGGAACGTAGATAGTAGAAAGTATTGGATAGCACAATCAGTAGATCAAATGGCACACTTTACTTGCTATTTAATTTACGTTCTTCTCTTGACATCTGCATAAAAAGACTGTATAAATATAAATGTAACGTTGAAGCAATTCAAACGCTAGACAGGACCCCGGGGCGGTACCGGGCAGGTCCACCATAAACACTTTGTAGTTACCAGAACGTGATGGTACCCACAAGTAAGGACAGACGCAGAGTGTTTATGATGGGCCTGAAATTAGGATCGACTGGTAGTTAATAGATGAGTGGAGTTATCCGGATGTAAGCTCGGTTAACGCGAACACATTTTACAAATGCAAACGCAACTGTAAACAACGGCGAATTTACTTTCGTGAACTTCGGTGCACTTAATAACTTCGCGGTTAATGAGGATTTTGCCCTAGCGGCATAATCGCTCGGGGTTGGCGACTTACCTAGCAACAGAAAAGTCGCACTATAACTTTGTTACCTAGCACTATAAATACTTCGTGCCAAAAAAGCACAACACATCTAAAAGGTTAGATAACTATACACTGTAGGCATGTTGACCTACACTTTTATATAAAAGAGGAAAAATAATGAAAAAGACTTTAATAACCGTCGCTTTGGCGGCGATGTTAGGGACATCTGCTTTGGCAGGAGACTTTGACAATACTGCAATTAAGATGACTGCAAAAACAGATGATTATTCAATTAGTGTTAAGGATAAGAAAACTGGCGCAACTGAATTTCACCTTCGCGGAGATGTAGGCCCTATCGACACAACAGTAAAATGGATGCGTGATGGCGATGTAGACAACTATGCGTTAAAGGCAGAAAAGAAAAACAAGTTAGCGACAGGCCCGTTATATGTAGGAGCTCATGCTGAGTTCAAATTTGGCGATAGCTATAACACAGATACACGTACAATGGACTTAGAGCCATACATTGGTGTAGAACATGCAATGGGTAAAGTAACACCATTTGCAGAAGTAGGATACACATGGCAATCAACAACAGATAATGTAGTTGATTTTGATCGTAATTCTTCTTATATTGAATTTGGTGCCAAGTATGCATTATCAGAAAAAGTAGACATGAAGCTTAAAATAAAAGAAAAGCGTGATGTAGACTTTAACAATCCTGGTGATATGAATGCACAGTTGGGATTAACTTTCAAGTTCTAAGGCAGTCTTAGAACAAACTTTAAAAGGTCGCCTAGTGCGGCCTTTTTTTATGGCTAGTTTTTAATAAATACGTATATAACCAAGGAGGGTTATGAAGTTACATAAAACTTTTATAGCACATGAAACACAACCAAAGAAAACAAGTATAGGTAACAATCACAGTAGAACAAAGTTTAGTTCTATGAACAAAAGTAAGAAACGCTCTTACAAAAAGTATAAAGGACAAGGGAGATAAAAATGGAAATGTTCGTTTTAGTATTAAGTATGTGGGGTAAAACTGCATTAGGAGAATGGTTATACATAGGAAACCAATATGCATTTAACACACCAATGACGCAGATGGAATGTGAAGAGTTAATTGACAGACGTTCGTGGTCGCATAACTTAACAAACGAATTTTATCGTGTACAATTTGACTGTATGCCCGAAAGTAGCGAAATCCAGGAGTAGCAAATGGCAAAAGAAACTGACGATCAAGGTAAACTAGAAGTAAGTGTTCGTATATTAGGTAACGAACTCATAGGCCTTAAAATGGTAGTAGACGATTTTAAGATGAAATGGTTAGTACTAGGTGTAGTAACCATTGTAGCATTAGGTTGGGCAGGTAGTACATTTGGTCCTGCACTATTTGATATGGTGGGCGACAATGTTAAGTAAACAATGTAAACTCCATTTAAAAGAAGTCGGTGAAACACCTTTACAACACATGAAGCAGGCACTTACAACTGCAATTAGATTACAACTGTTGGTGCCTGCTTTAATCATACACAGTGTTGCACCTAGGTTTTTTACTAAGACGGCAACAAATGTTATGAAAGACATATTGGATAAAAGAAAATGATGTTTCTTTTTTGGCTTGGACTTAGTTGCGTTACAATACTAGGCCTTGGCATATATTTCAGAGAACACTTAAGACAGTACATAGGTTATTATATGATACCTTTGTGTTTGTTTGGAGCATACGCAGGATGGAATGATGACGGATGGATTATGTTATTAATGATTCCTGTTATACTTTGGAAAGTACCGCCATTCAATAATAAAGACAAACTATTTGCTTGGGCGGCAAGCAAAGATCCTCTAGGGACTAAAAAAGCAACAGCAAAATTCTTAGAGGGAAAAGCATGGTATTGGTGGGTAGGCTATGCACTACTGCTTTGGGCATTTGCAAGTGTAGTAGTAAGTTTAATATCAGGTGAACCAACATTAGTAATAATAGGATAAGGAGAGGGTATGTACGAATATAAATGTAAAATATTAAGAGTAGTAGATGGAGATACAGTTGATGTTGATATCGACTTAGGCTTTGGTGTTTGGATGCACAGAGAACGTGTAAGAATGATGGGTATAGATACACCAGAATCTAGAACAAGAGATAAGGTTGAAAAACTATTTGGCCTAGCATCAAAAGACAAACTTAAAAGCATGTTACCAATAGGATCTATACAGGTTTTGAAAACTGAAATAGATAAAAGCGGTGAAGATAAAAAAGGCAAGTTTGGCCGTATATTAGGTGATTTCCTAATTGATGACAAAAGGGCAACTGACATATTAATTGAAGAAGGATATGCAGTAGCCTATTTTGGAGGATCAAAAGAGGAAATTGACATGAAGCATATGGCAAATCGTGAGAAATTACTACGTGAATCCGCTGTAAATAAGGCAGATTATGATGCCGCAGTGGCAAAAATGAAATAGTTTACCAAAATAGGTTGACTTTTACAACGTTTGATAGTATATTTGTTATATTATGTTTATAATAGATAAGCTAGAAACAATAAAGAGAGCTCTTTCGAGCTCTTTTTTTAATGAAAAGGAGACCATAATGGTAAAATCAAACACTACAGGTTCTAAGTACTTTAAAGTAGGATCACAGAACCAACAAATCCTAGCAAAATACTGGGGTACAGGTAAAACTTTTACACTTGACGGTTTAAGAGAGCAAATGAATATTGCTTCTCCAGGTGCAAGAGTATCTGAAATCAGAGATGCTGGTTTTAATGTAAAATCAAAAACAGCAGAAACTGGTTACCAAGGTAGACCAGCACTTGAGTATTCAATCTCAAGAAGAAGAGTAACTGCGTAATTAAAGTTACCAAAATAGGTTGACTTTTGTGCCTTCCTCAGCTATAATATATGTATTAATAGGCGAAAGGTAGGCACAAATGACTATGCATCTAGCACGTGGTTTGACCACGATAAATACTAAGAAGAGAAAGAAAGCAAAACTTACTCTTAGTAAAATTTCCAAATATCAAGAACAGATGAGAATACACAACAAGGAAATGAAACGCCTTGGTTGTCACAATCTAGTGATGAATTTACAAGAATATGTAGATTACTGTCAAGGTAACTACAAACCCAAAACAACTCCAAGTGTAACAAAAGCGCCTTGGCAACAAGAAGGTTACACTCGCACTACCGATCCAGTGCCTAGTCATAATAGCGAACACAGTTTCGCTCCGGCAACAAAGAAAGAAGCAATGCAGTACACAGGTGAACGTAAACTTGTAGGTATTGCAATGATGCACAAGTCTAATCTTGTGCCTGTATTTGCTGATGATGACG